TGGAAGCGAGTAGAGAAATTATTAAGAGAAGATGAAAATAAAGATTTCACTCTAAAGGACATTAAAGCACTAGAAGCTTACTGTACTAATTACAGCAAGTGGAAACAAGCAGAGAAAATATTAATTGAGAAGGGGTTAACTTTTCGCTGTGATAGTGGTTATGTTCAACAGAGAGCAGAAGTTAGTATAGCTAATAATGCTCAGAAGGAGTTTAGAGCTTGGGCAGGAGAATTAGGGCTTACACCAAAAGCAAGGGCTAAGATGAATAAGATAGTAGCTCCTAAAGAGGATGTAGATGAAGAGATGGAGAGCTATATAGCTAAATGATAAAAGAAAACATAGAGGCTTTATTAAAGAAATTGGCTACATCTCATATAGAGGAGCAACTTAATTATAAATTAGATAAAGTTATAGAAGAGCAAAAGGCTAAATGGGAAAATGACAAATATTATTTTGATGCAGAAGAAGCCTACAAGCTATATAACTTTTTAAGCAAGCTTACTTTAGATAAAGGTAAGAAAGGCCAGAAGATAAAGCTATTAAAATTTCAATTCAAAATACTTAGCGACATTCTTTGTGTAAGGTGTAGAGATACAGGCTTTAGAAGATTTAAAGAAGCTCATTTAAATATTGGCCGTAAAAATGGGAAAGGTTCACTTGTAGCATGGATAATAATTTATCTATATTTTACTGATTCAACCTTTGGTGCTGAATATATCATAGTAGCAAACGACATTAAGCAAGCAACTAACTTATTCAATACAATAATGATAACTATTAAGGCCAATAAGACATTAAAGAAATACTGTAAGATAACTGAGTCAAAGAAGTTGATTTATAGGAAGTCTACTAATTCATATTTAAGAGTATTAGCTAATGAAGGAAGTAACTTAGACTCATATGCAACATATATAGCAGTTCTTGATGAAACACATGAGTATAAGAAAACAGATGCCTACGATAAGTTGATAACTGGTATGGGATTATGGGACGAGCCTTTGATGTTTACTACAACCACAGCAAGCTCAGGAGAAGATGAGAATAATTTAGAGTATCAGATGTATCAATACAGCAAAAAGTTAGAAGCTAGGGAGATAGAAGATGAAACCTTCTATCATGCTATATATGAAGCTAAAAAAGATTGTGATCTTTGGGATATATCTGAATGGTTTAATGCCAATCCAGCTTTAGGTATATTTAAAAAGTTAGAGGATTTTTTGAAGTTAGCACGTAAAGCTGGCAATATGAAAACTTTTGAAGCTAAATTTAGAAGATTATATCTTAATCAACACGTTAATGTTGATGGAATCAAGGGTGCTATAGATATGGAGCTATTTGAAAAGGCTCTAATAGATATAGATTTAGATGACTTAAAAGGAATGGAGTGTTGGGGTGGTTTAGATTTATCATCAAAGAATGATATTACAGCCTTAGTATTAGTTTTCTTTAATCAGTTTACAGAAGAATTTATAGTATATCCTGTATTGTTTACTCCAGGAGATTCAGCAGCAGAACGTGGAGAAAGAGATAAGTATGACTATCTAAAGTATATAGCTAGTAAAGAGCTTATAGGAACACAAGGACAATATGTTAGTTTTGAGGATATGCTTGACAAATTATATGACCTTGATGAAATGTTTAATATTCAACAAATAGGTTTTGACCGCTGGGGAAGTCCTACAATTATGAATAGGTTAGAGCAGAAATGGGATGTTGTAGAAATAGCTCAATCAGCAGGGAGACAATCGCCAGCTATTGCAGATTTTGAAAACTTACTTATAGATGGTCGTATAAAGATAGCTAGAAATGAAGTATTTAAACATATGGCCAAGAATGTAGTTGCTGTAGTAACAGATGCAGGAATTAGATATAGTAAGATAAAATCAGAATTTAAAATTGATGGAATAATAGCTATGCTTATGGCTTTAATTTTAGCTATAGAAGCTAATGGAATGCCAACATATGATGCTGTAAAAGAATTAGAAAAAGAGGAGTGGAATTAGTGAAAAAAATAAGAAGTAAAATCAAGAAATTTATTAAAAAGTTTGATGTTACAGATTTAATGATAGGTATAGGAGCAGTATTAATTTTCAAAGCTCTTTTTAATATTAATACTAATTTAGGACTTATATCATTAGGATTAACATCTATACTTCTAGCATTATTAGTTCATAAGGTGAAAATATCAAAAGCTGAGGAAAATATTTTTCGGGAGGATATTTTCAACTAGAAAGGATGTGAGAAAGTGATCCTAAAAAACTTACTTAACCATGAAGGGAAAGAATACACCTACAGTGAAGCTATTGAAAACTTCAGTTGGCAAGGAGTAAATAAGAATAATTTAACAAGTGAGGAGTATTTAAAAGAACTTACTTATCTTAAATGTATTAATTACACAGCTAATAAGATTGCTAGTTTAAGTTTTAGTGTTAAATATCATGATGATAAAAAAGGTGATAGGATAGCTAAGGAGTTTAGATATAATGATAAATTCTTAAGGCCTAATGAGGGTATGAATTTTGTTAATATGATTAGAGCTTTAGTTACTATTGGAGAGCATGAAGGTGTTAGTTGTTTATATGCTTGTCCAGCAACAGGTAAGCTTTATCCTTGTAGAATAAATCAATTTTTTATAGATGATGCAGGATTAATTGATAGCATGAAGGGGATTCCAATAGCTATAGAAATAGTCTGTAACAATAAAACAAAGATAGTACCTGAACAACATTGTATTATGTACTATGGAGGAGTTACAACTGATGGAATAACAGCTCAATCTATTAGGAAGTACATGGATTTATCTATGAAAACTAATTTAAAAGGGCAAGAGATATTAGCTGATTTATTTAATAATGGCTTAACTTCTAAGGCCTTAATTCAGTTAAGTAGTGATATACAGGAAGAAAGAGAGCTTAAAAAGATTCAAAAGAAGTTTAACAGTATGTTTTCAGCTGTAGGACGGATTTTTACAGTACCAGCAGGATATAAGGTAAGTCCATTAAATCTATCTTTAGCTGATTCACAGTTTAAGGAGCTTCGTTCAATGAGCAGAAGAGAGATAGCTTCTGGTTGGGGATTAACTCCTTCTATGATAGGTGAAGATATTTCTGGAAAGGTAGATATAGAAGCTGAGAACTTACGATACTTAACTGATACCTTATTAATTAAGATTAAGAACTTAGAACAAGAATTCAATTATAAATACGTAGGAATGGACAAATATAAACAAGGTTATTTCTTTGATATTAACTTCGGTGTACTTCTTAGAACAACAGCAGAAAAGCAAAAGGATATTATTATAGATTATGTTAAAAATGGTGTCTATAGCTTAGAATATGCTAAAGGATTACTAGGAGTACCATTAGATAATGAGGGAACAGTTACTCTTCCAAGTGGCCAAGTTCTTTTAAAGGATTTATTAGAAGGTAATGTAAGTTACCTTAAAAAGAAAAATAATAGGAAAAAGAATAAAAAGAAGACTGCGAAGGGGGGTGATGATAATGGAGAAGAATAGAGATTATTTTAGTTGTACTTCGCAATTTGAAGTAAGAGAAATAGGCGAGGAAAAGCAATTAGGCATACAAGGTTATGCTTTAAGGTTTAACAGTATGTCAGAAGATTTAGGCTATAGAGAAGTTATAGCTTTAGGAGCTTTAGATGATACAGACCTTAGCGATGTTATTCTTACCTTTAATCATAGTGAAGATAAAGTATTAGCCAGAAATAATAAGCAAGAAGGAACTGGAAGCTTAAAGTTAACAGTAGATTCACAAGGATTATTCTTTGAAGCTATACCAACAGACACAACTTACTCAAGGGACTTAATAGAGAATATTAAGAATGGAGTAATTGATAAGTGTAGTTTTAGATTTAGAATAGACTGGGGCGATAAAGAAGCTCAAAAATGGGATTGGGACGATGGTATCAGAGGATACGACCTAAGAACAATAAAGAAAATCAAAAAAATAGTAGATGTAAGCTTAGTTACATTTCCTGCATACTCGCAATCAAGTGCAACTACATACAAGAGAGCCAAAGAGGAAGCAGAGCAGGAAAGAAATTTAGCAAAAGAAAGAGAAGTCTTAGCAATGGAGCTAAGGCTTTAATTTATGCAAAAAAATAAGAAAGAAGAGGTAATAAAATGAAATCTAAAGAGATAATGGAGAAAATTAAAGACAAAAGAGCAGAGGCAAGAGCAAAAATGGATGCAGGAGATATGACTGCTGCAAGAGCGTTAGTAGAAGAAGTTAGAGGATTAGAACAGGATTTAGAAACAGCTCTCGTTATTGAAGAAGAGGAGTTAAGAGGGTTACAAGCTAGAGGAACTCAAATACCAACTGGAGCAGGCGATGAAACAAGAAAACATACAAGAGAAGATGAGTTAAGAGCATTAGGTAAACACTTACTTGGCTTACCTATGCAAGATGAAGAAAGAGCTTTAGTTACAGTAGCTAGTAATGGAGCATTATTACCAGAAGGATATGTTAATGACTTAATGTTATTAAGAGATGGATATCCATCATTAAAGAAATATGCACATGTTATTCCAGTTACAACTAAGACTGGTAAAATGCCAGTAGCTAATTTAGGTCAAAATAAGCTTTCTAAATTATCAAGTGATACACCTATAGATCAAGGTGCTGTAAGTACAAATAAAATAACTTATGATGTAGAGGATTATGGTAAATTCGTTCCTATCGAGAGAAGCTTAACTGACGATGAAGTTGTTGGAATAGTAGAAAATATTTTAATGCCAGACTTTGCAGAAGGTGCTGTAGAAATAGAAAATGAAGAAATATTAGCAATTATAAAAAGTGGAGCTACAGAGGTAGAAGGGGCTACAGATTATGAGGATGTAGAAAAGGCAATTGACTCGTTAATTCCAGCAGCTAGAGCAGGTGCTATTACAATAACTAATACAGCTGGATTTGTTTATTTAAAGAATAAGAAAGATGCACTAGGTAGAAAATTAGACTTAATTACTTATGTAGATGGAGTAGCTATGTTTAATAACAAACCTATAGTAGAACTTTCTGATACAGCAGTAACAGCTTCACCTGGAAAGCTAATATATTATGTAGCTAATGTTAAAGAAGTTTGTAAGTTCTTTGATAGAAAAGGTATAGAAATTACGAAATCTACTGAGTTTTTATTTAACAAGAATCAAGATTGTTTAAGAGCTATAGAAAGATTCGATATAAAGCAAGGCTCTAATAGAAGCTGTAAAAAGATTGAATTTACTCCACCAGCAACATTACCAGCATCAGTATTTGCTAATGAAAAATTAAAGGAAGCAGAAAAAGCAACTCAAAAAGAGGAATCAGATGAAACAGATGGCTTAGAAAAGAAAGAAAAAAGCAAGAAGTAGAGAGGGGCATTAAGCCCTTCTCTAATATTAGAGAGGTCTTTGGATGGATGCAGATAAAATAAAAATGATTAAGGAATATATCAATGCCTATGATGAAGAGGACTGCATAATAGAGGAATTAATTCTTGAAGCAGAAGCTTATATAGAAGTAACTGTAGGTACAGCATATAAATCTAATCCTGCAAAAGTTAGATTAGCAAATTTATTATTAAAGAAGCTTTGTAGTGATCTATATGATAATAGAGGAACTCAGAC